CCTTCGAATAAACCCGTCCCCCCGCGAAATAGCCTGAATTCGGCACAGTAGCGATTGCAACGCGAAAGTAGGTCAGCCTTAACCTATTCTGTGCCGATTTTAGAATAAGGCGTTTACGAAAAGGCGGTAAACAATGAACAAAATATGTGTGGTATGTGGTCGGCCCTTCGAATCGAAGACGGATCGGGCAAAATACTGTTCAAAGGTTTGTGCAAATCATAGCAGATTCAAGAGAACACACGCCCAGATTGCTGAAGACACAAAAGAACAACGTCGCATGGTCTACGACTTATATCAACAAGGACTGAACGACGGCGAAATCGCGGACACGATCGGATTGAGCAAATCAAAGGTTCAGCAACTTCGACGCGGGTTAAACCTTCCGAAGCAACTGACAAAAAAACAACGTCAGGTCTTCGAACTTCGGGAACAGGGCAAGTGTGGTTATGAAATAGCGTCGGAAATGGGTATCGACCCGCGACAAGTATCAGCATTGGCGCGAAAAGTCGGAAGGCCATACACGCAAGAAGACATAAATCGTTCAATATCCCTTGCAGCGGTGGCGCAGTGCAAGAACGACGAAGAAGCGTTTTTCACTGAACATCACCCTGACTGGGAATATATCGACGGGCGACATAGTAGCGACGGAATGATGAAAATTCGTCACCGACAATGCGGAAGCGTTGTCGATAAGTCGGCAATATCAATCAGGAAGTCACAAACGCTCATCTGTCCGACTTGTGCAGAGAAAGAAAGACAAGAGCGTCAACGGATCAGGGCCGAAGAAGCTGAACGCCGAAGGCAAGAAAAAATAGAACAGTTCTGGGAACAAGACTTCAAACAGTCTTCATTCACTTTCAAGAAATGCGGTGAATGTGGACTGTTTTTCGTTGGTCGGTCACACTACTGTTCCGAAGAATGTCGCCGGAAACACATGAATCGTATACATGACAATCGGCTTAAAAAAGAAGCCATTATCGACAGCGACATCACCCTGAAGAAACTATTCAGTCGTGACAATGGCGTTTGTTGGATATGCGGTGAACAGTGTGATTATGACGATTGTCACAAAGACGAACAAGGCTTTTTTGTGGTTGGAAAAAGATACCCGTCGATAGACCATGTATATCCATTGAGCAAAGGCGGTGTCCATTCGTGGGACAACGTAAAACTTGCACATCACTATTGCAACGCGATTAAGAACGACAAGGTGGTGTGACAATGACAAAGAAAAACTACATTCTGGAATACTACCAGAAGTTGAAGAACGGAACCGAAGTCGCGGGAAGGTTCATACATACGATATATGGCTATATAATCGACGGCCTTGAAAAGAAGGACTTCTTTTTTGACGCGAAGAAGGCGAACAAGGCTATCGACTGGATAGAAGAACATTGTTTTCACGTTGAAGGACCGAAGGCACCTTCGCCACTTGAACTTGAACTGTGGGAAAAGGCATTCGTCAGTTGTATCTTCGGGATCGTGGACGACAATGGTCGGCGTCAGTTCAGGGAAGTCGTTCTTCTGATCGGGCGCAAGAACGGAAAGTCACTTCTGGCGTCAGCTATTGAGAATTATATATTCAGGTGTGACGGCGGATATGGCGCGCGTGTTTTTAATATCGCGCCGAAACTGGAACAAGCTGACATTATATATTCGAACTTGTGGGGTATGATAAACCTTGACCCCGAAGTCAGGGCGAAGCGTCAGGCAATCGAAGACAAGCGGGCCCAGACACATCAAAAAGTCGAAGACGATCCGACAGTCCCGCGAAAACGTGCGTCTGACTATTATATTGCAGACACGAATTCGACTGTGAAGAAGATCGCATTTTCGGCGAAGAAGTCTGACGGGTTCAACCCTTCCCTGTGTATCTGTGACGAGATCGCAGCGTGGGAAGGTGACGCGGGCCTGAAACAATATGAGGTCATGAAGTCCGGCATGGGCGCCCGCGAAGAAGGGATTCTTCTTTCGTGTACGACTGCGGGTTATATAAACGATTCAATATATGACGAAATGTTGAAAAGGGCGACACGTTTTCTTCTAGGTGATAGCAGAGAAAAACGCCTGTTGCCCTTTTTGTATATGATCGACGACATAGACAAGTGGAACGACATCAACGAACTGCGAAAAGCGAATCCGAATCTGGGCGTGTCAGTCAGCATAGATTTTATGCTTGAAGAAATCGCAATCGCTGAAGGGTCCCTGTCGAAGAAACGCGAATTCATCTGTAAATATTGCAATCTTAAACAGAATTCGTCCCTTGCATGGATAGAAGCGAAAGTCGTTGAAAATATGTCGGGCGAAGCGCTGAACCTTGACGACTTCCGTTCTTCGTACTGTGTCGCGGGGATAGACCTGTCACAGACGACGGACCTGACGGCGGCGACAGTCGTGATTGAAAAGGACGGCGAACTGTATGTCTTCGCGAAGTTCTGGCTTCCGTCTGAAAAGATAGACGAAGCGACGGCCCGCGACGGCCTTCCATACAACCTTTATATCGAACGGGGGCTTCTGGAACCTTCGGGCGAAAACTTCGTCGATTATCACGACTGCTTCAACTGGTTGACGGGACTGGTTGAAAACTACGAAATACTTCCGATCATGACGGGTTACGACAGATTTTCCGCGAACTATCTGGTTCAGGACCTTGAACGATACGGATTCAGAACTGACGACGTCTATCAGGGCGACAACCTGTGGCCTGTCCTTCAGGAAATGCAAGGACTGTTCGAAGACGGGCGGGTTCATATAGGCGACAACGACCTTCTGAAGGTTCATCTGTTGAATTCTGCGATCAAAATGAGCGTGGAACGCGGAAGGGGCAAACTGGTCAAGTTATCCCCGAACCTTCATATCGACGGAACGGCAGCACTGGCGGACGCGTTTTGTGTTCGACAGAAGTGGTTCGACGAAATGGGCGAACGATTGAGGAATTGAGAAAATGGGACTGTTTGATTCACTGTTCAAAAAGGCGCCGAAGCCTGTCGGCGTATATCACGGCGACTTCAAAATGTTGAACGGCTACACGCCACACTTCACGACGTACAACGGAAGCATATACGAATCACAAATGATAAGGTCTGCGATCAACGCGCGGGCCGTTCATGTGTCGAAGTTGAAAGTCGAAGTCATGGGGGCAGCGAAACCGGCGCTTCAGAACAAACTGAAACACGGACCGAACGCCTTCCAGACGTGGTCGCAGTTCTTGTATCGCCTATCGACGATCCTTGACGTATACAATACGGCGTTCATATGTCCCGTGTACGACGACTATGGCGAAGTGTCTGGGATATATGTTCCGCTTCCGACACGTTGCAAAGTTGTCCAGTATGGCGAACGACCTTATCTGCGGTATGAATTTTCAAACGGCACGACAGCCGCGATCGAACTGGACGCCTGTGGGGTCATGACGAAGTTCCAGTTCAAAAGTGACCTGTTCGGTGAAAAGAACGCGGCCCTTCTTCCGACAATGGACCTGATTCACATTCAGGAACAGGGGATTCAGGAAGGCGTCAAGTCGGCTGCGACATATAGATTTTGGGCGCAAGTCAACAACTTCAGCAAAGCGGACGACCTTGCAAAGGAACGAAAGAGATTCACCGAAGAAAACTTTTCGAAGGAAGCTGAAGGCGGGGGACTTTTACTGTTCCCGAACACATATACAAATATCAATCAGGTCAAGTCTGACCCGTGGGTCATTGACAAAGACCAAATGGAACTCATAAACAAAGGCGTGTATCAATACTTCATGGTCAATGAAGATATTTTGATGAACCGCGCCTATGGTGACAAGTGGACGGCCTTCTATGAAGGCGCCGTTGAACCATTCGCGATCCAGTTTTCGGAAGTCATGACCAGAATGTTATTCACATTCAACGAACAGACACGCGACAACCGCGTTATCGCGACGGCGAACCGGCTTCAGTACATGAGCAACACGGAAAAACTGAACGTGTCGTCACAACTGGCTGACCGTGGAATCCTGAATCGTGACGAAGTCCGTGAAATCTGGAACCTGTCGCCACTTCCCGACGGCGAAGGTCAGGAATATATCATTCGTGGCGAATACTACAACGCCACCGAAAAAATAGTGGAAGGGGAAGACGAAAATGCAGAATAAAGAGATACGCGCCTTCGACTTTGAAGTCAGGGCAGAAGAAAACGACGAACATGGTTCATTCATCACGGGACAGCCTATCGTATACAACGAACCTTCTGACATGGGTTGGTATCGTGAATATGTCGACGACGGCGCCCTTGATAATACAGACCTTCGTGACGTCAGATTCCTTGTGAATCACAATACCGACATGATTCCACTGGCAAGGTCGCGCAATAATAACGCGAATTCAACAATGCAAATGGAAGTCATACCGAATGTTGGTATGTCTATCCGCGTCGACCTTGACACCGAAAACAATTCGGAAGCCAAATCATTGTATTCCGCAGTGAAAAGGGGCGACATTTCAGGAATGTCCTTCATGTTCACTGTTGAAGAAGATAAATGGGAAGACCTTGACAGCGACTACCCGACACGACATATATTGTCATTCGCGAAAGTGTTCGAAGTGTCCGCTGTCACATTTCCCGCATATGAGCAAACGTCAATTCAGGCCCGCGGATTGTCTGACGCACTGGATAGCGCAAGGACATCACTGGATAGTGCAAAAGCGGAACTGAAGAAAATTGACGACCAGAAGAAGAAAATCAAACTTCTTTGTGAGATTTAAGAAAGGACGAACGACCATGGAACTTAAAGACATGACAATCGACGAACTGGAAGCAAGAAAAGCACAGATCGCAGAGGAAGTCGAAACAGAAGGCGCAGACCTTGACGCGCTGACCGAAGAAGTTCGGGCAATCAAGGCAGAACTTGAATCAAGGAAGGAAGCAGAGGCAAAGCGCGTTGAAATCAGAAACGCAGTCGCACAGGGCGAAGGCGTTGTGACTGACACGCCCGTTGTAGTAGAGGAAAGAGAAACCATGAAAGACATAGCAGAGATCAGAAACAGCAAAGAGTATATCGACGCATACGCAGAGTATCTGAAGACAGGAAACAGGGAAGAATTCAGAACTGTTTATCCCCTTCTGTCAGAGAACGTTTCAGGAACAATCGCAGTTCCCGAATTCGTACACGAAATCATTAAGACCGCATGGGACAACAATGACATCATGTCACTTGTTGAAAAGATCGAGGTCGCCGGAAACTACAAGGTTAATTTTGAGATCAGTGGTTCTGACGCAGTTATCCACACAGAAGGTGGCGCAGCTATTGACGAGGAAGATCTTCTTGAGGGTATCGTGGAAATGGTTCCCGCATACGTTAAGAAGTGGAAATCCTTCAGCGACGTTGTTATGTCAATGCGTGGTGAAACCTTTGTTCGTTACATCTATGATGAACTGACATACAGAATCGTGAAGAAAATGGCAGATCAGCTTGTCGCACTGATCGCAGCACTTCCCACAACCGCAACTTCAAGTTCACCTTCTGCACAGGTAGTGAAGGAAGCGCCTAGTGTTGGAACTGTTGCGGCTGCACTGGGACAGCTTTCTGACGAAGCAACGAACCCTGTTATCGTTATGAACAAGGCTACATGGTCAGCATTCAAGGCCGCACAGTACGCAAACGGCTACGCAGTTGACCCCTTCGAAGGTCTTGAGGTTCACTTCAACAATTCACTTCCCGCATTCGCTGACGCAAGCGAAGACGACGTATACGCTATCGTTGGCGACTTCCGTCAGGGCGCAATCGCAAACTTCCCGAACGGTGAAGATGTAGAGTTCATCTTTGATACTACATCAAGGAAGAAAGAAGACCTTGTTGAGGTTCTTGGCAAGGTTTACGTTGCAGTTGCCCCCGTTGCTTGTGGCGCATTCGTAAAAATCACAGCGCCCGCAGCTGGCTGATTGCATGAAGGTTAAAGTCATTAAAGACTTCGCAGACAAAAACAAGACATGGATCACCCACAAAGCGGGGACCATGATCGACGTTGATGATACAAGGGCGAAAGACCTTATCGGGCGCGGTTTAGTGACCGCGCCTGTCACTGCGAAGACAGACGAATCGAAACCCGTTCCGAAGACGGGGAAGAAGGGTAAAAAGAATGTTAGCGAAAGTAAAACTGGCGCTTCGAATAACGACTGAAGCGTTCGATTCGGAATTAACGGACCTGATCGAAGCTGCGAAGATTGATTTAGGTATCGCGGGCGTGGAACTTCCTTCGACGCTTGACGCAATATGCGAAATCGCGATCATCACCTATTGCAAACTTCACTTCGGCGAACCTGACGAATACGACAGGTTAAAGGCAAGTTATGACGAACAGAAGGCGCAACTGTCAATGTCTACGGGGTACACGATATGGACAGATCAGACGTGATTGAACTTGTGACTGTCACAAAGACACAAGACGAATACGGAATCTGGCGGACGTCGGAAACGACGAAAAAAGTATATTGTCAGGTCGATTCTGTTACACAGTCCGAATTCTTTGAAGCCGGACGGAACGGCCTGAACCCCGAATTCAGATTCACAGTTTTCTTCGGTGACTATTCAAACGAACCTATCGTCATATATAAAGGCAACCGATACGCCGTATATCGGACGTATCTGACACGAAACGATCGACTTGAATTATATGTCGAACGTAAAGGCGGGACAAATGGCGAAAGTGACACCTGACAAACTGGGGGCAGAAATCGAAAAGATTCTGTCGAAGTATAACGACGAGATCAACGAGAACATTGACGCGATCCGAAAGAAGGTCGCCCAGAAGGGCGCACAGGTCTTGAGAAACGAATCGAAGGCAAAGTTCGGCGGGACCGGCGATTATGCGAAGGGTTGGACAGTCACGGAAGTCAAACACCCGAACTATACGTCAGCGGTTATCCATAACAAACACGCGGGACTTCCACACCTTCTTGAACATGGTCACGCCCTTGTGCGGGGCGGAAGGACAGTCGGAAGGGTTCAGGGTCGTGAACATATCGCGCCCGTGGAAGAAAAACTTGTCGAAGAATTCGAAAAAGAGGTTGTATCGAAGCTATGACACGAAAAGAAGTCGCACAAATGGTCGATTCAATCGGCCTTCCTTACGCATATTATCAATTTGATGAAGACACAGCACAGGCCCCGCCTTTTGTTGTGTTCTTTTTTTCATCATCAAACGACTTGTATGCAGATCAGACAAACTATCAGCGGATAGACAGTCTGTCAATCGAATTCTATTCGTCGGAAGTAGACTTCGACACGGAAGAAACTATCGAAACGATTCTGAACGACGCGGGCCTGACTTTCTACAAAGAACAAAGTTTCATTGAATCCGAAAGAATCTGGCAGACCGCCTATGATATGGAAATCGTTCTGACACCTGAACAAAATTAAGAAAGGACAAAAAGCCATGGCTAACAAAGTAAAATACGGCCTTAAAAATGTCTATTATGCAGTCGCAACGATAGACGCCGACAACAAGGCCACATATGCAACACCCGTAGCATGGAAGGGCGCAGTCAACCTGTCACTTGACGCACAGGGCGACGTGACAAAATTCCGCGCGGATAATATCGACTACTGGATAGGACAGTCAAACAACGGATATGAAGGCGACTTCGAATCCGCACTGATACCCGATTCGTTCTACACTGACGTTCTGGGATATCAGGCAGACACCGCGGGCGTACTTGTAGAGGATAAGGACGCGCTGACAGTTTACTTCGCTTTACTGTTCCAGTTCGAAGGCGACGAGAAGAACACCAGACACGTTCTGTATAAGTGTTCTGCGTCCCGCCCTTCCGTATCCGGCGCAACTACTGACGAAACTATCAAACCCCAGACTGAAACACTGTCAATCACAGTTGGCAGCATTTATGACGTCACACTGTCGACAGAGATCGTGAAGGCAAGGGCACTTGAAAGCGACGCGCCTTACGCAACATGGTTCAGTTCTGTATATGTTCCGACATAAGGGGGAAACATGGAAAAGGTTATCAAGATAGGCACACACGACGTTCCGCTTGCGGCTAATGCAGCGACACCGATCAGATTCAGAAATATCTTCGGGAAGGACCTTCTGACCATTGTATCAGAAGGAACTTCACCCGAAGGGATTGACATGAAGGTCGCTTCGGAAGTTGCGCCGGAACTGGCGTTCATAATGGCAAAGAGCGCGGAAAAAGCAGACATGAGCAAACTAAACGAAGCCAAAATGATCGAATGGCTTGAACTGTTTGAACCCATGGACTTCATAAACGCGACAGAAGAAATATTTTCTGTATACTTCGGGGATTCGGAAACAGAAGTCGAAGCTAAAAAAAACGACAACGACCAACTGAAAGAAAATTGACGACCCCCTTGTATATATTGCGGTGTATTCAGGTCGGACTTTCACTGTCTGACCTGAATTCATTGTCTTATGGTTTAGTTTTGGACATTCTGACAGAAGCGGAAAATGACCACTGTGAATACAAGCAAGTGGCAACACAGGCCGACTTCGATAGGTTTTGATATATGGCAACTAAAAAAATCGCGGGAATCACAATCGAACTTGACGCCGATACCAGTAAAGTCGTCAAGGGTATGGACGCAGTCGCCAAAAAGGTCGACGCGGTCGGACAGTCACTTCAGAAGGTGGGGACTTCCCTGTCGAAGAACCTGACGGCCCCGATCGTCGCTGTGGGCGCTGCTTCCGTGAAGGCGTTCAACGAAGTCGACGAAGGTCTTGACACTATCAAGCAGAAGACCGGCGCGACGGGTGAAGAAGCTGAAGCCATGGGCGAAATCATGAAGAATCTGGCGACTTCTATTCCGACAGACTTCGCAACAGCAGGCGAAGCAATCGGCGAAGTCAGGACCCGATTCGGCGTGACAGGTGACGCACTTGAAGACCTGTCGGGTCAGTTCATCAAGTTCGCACAGTTAAATAATACCGACGTTTCAAATTCAATAGATTCAGTACAGAAGGCCCTGTCCGCGTATGGACTGGGGGCAGAAGACGCAGGCGCGTTTCTTGACCGCCTGAATAAGACCGCGCAGGACACAGGCGCGTCAGTCGATTCACTTGAAGCGGGTATCGTATCAAATGCGACCGCATTCAAGGAAATGGGACTGGGAATCGACGAAGCTGTCGCATTTATGGGACAGTTGGAAGTGTCCGGCGCTAATTCCGAAACAGTCTTGAACGGAATGCGAAAAGCATTGAAGAACGCGACCGCTGAAGGCATTCCACTGGATCAGGCACTCGCAGACCTTCAGAACACGATTCTGAACGGAACCGATTCCATGGACGGTCTGACGGCGGCTTATGATATCTTCGGGAAAAGCGGTGACCAGATATACGGCGCAGTAAAAGACGGAACAATAAACTTCGTCGACCTTGCTTCAGCTATGACTGACGTGGGAAATTCGGTCGCAGATACCTTCGAAGCAACACTTGACCCGACTGACAACTTCAAGACCACAATGAACGAATTGAAGGTCGTGGGGTCTGACGTCGGCGGAACACTGCTTCAAATGCTGATTCCTGTCATAAAACAGGTCGGTGAAATAATCACGAAGGTCAAGGAAGCGTGGGAAGGCTTGTCACCCGAAACACAGCAAATGATTATCAAGGCCGCGGGGATCGTCGCAGCTGTCGGCCCTGTCCTTGTGGTCATAGGTAAAGTCGTTTCAGGTATATCGTCTATCATTTCAATCGGAAGCGCACTTGTGGCGGCTATCGGG